ACCTGCAATAAAGTTTCCTGCAAGTGTATTATCTGTTAATGTTAATCTATAAATTTGATTAGTACCTACAACAAATCCTACAACACTTTCTATAGTGGCAGTTGCTAAATTAATATTAGCATCATTTGGGTTGTTAGGTTGTGAAACTAATTGTCCTGTAATTTGAGTAACATCACCTGCTAAACTTTTTAAGTTTAAAACTGTTTCTGAAGTAAAGATACCATCAGATGCTTTTAACATATCTACTTTAGGATAGTAAACTTCTGCCGTTTCATTAAATAACATTCTAAACAATAGAATGAATGATTTGTCAGTACCTTTTCCTTGATAGAAATTTTTTACATTTTTTAAAAATGTTCTTTTATCGTTTAATATTGTATCAGGTATATCTACAAGATAATTCTTTTTAAAGTAATCTACAAACGCCTCTAAAGTCATATCAATATCATTATAAAGACGAATATTTCTATTCATCTCTATAGGTTTTTGATTTTGCTCTAGATATTCGTAATATGCTTCAAGAAAAGCAACAAGTGTAGTGTGGTCGCTTTTAACGAACTCAGGTAATTGCTCTGCAACTAATTTTGATAGTCGATTTCTATTATCTTTATCAAGAAAATGTGCCATAAGTTATCACCTCATTTAGTAACCAGAACTGCCAGATGATCCTGAACTTGAAGAACCAGAACTACTTGATGAAGAACTAGAACTTGAAGAAGATCCTGCAGACGATATAGAAGTCGAGGTAGTAGTTGTTTGACCAGTTTGTGATAAGTTATGACTTGATGAAACTGTATAGTCAACACCTGCGGTACTCTCTCCTGTTGCCACTTTGTCAACAATAGTGTTAACAACAACATTTGCAGGATTAATCATAAGCAATACATTTCTAACAGATACTACATCGTTACTGTTAGGTGTTACATATATTTTAACTTCGTTGTTATCTAATACAGTTGATGTAACTGATAACTGGTCTACTATTATTTGTCCTGTTTTATAATTAATTGTTCCTTGTTGAGAATTAGTATATACTCTTGTTGATGTACCTTGTTCTAGATAATATGACCTTACATTACCTGCACCATCATCATCTAAGAAGTGTAGATTTGTAGAACCTGTTAAATAAAATCCAGTTGATGATAAGTTAGTAGGTGCACCTGCTCCTTGAGTAAATAATGGATTATAAAAATTAGTAGTGTATTTAAATTTTTCATTTAAGACTGCAGTAAAATGTTGCTCTATTCTAAAAGTAGTAATGTTACTTGTAATACCTATGTCTGCCTCATCAATAATTTTAGAAAATTTAGAAAATCTAAAGACACTATCAAAATTTTTAATTTCAGTATCGTAGTAATTTGAAACTGCCGCTTTAACTCTTGTTGATATATCTCCTGCAGTTGATGTTGTACTATTAGGATTCCAGTAAACATTAATTGTAGGCATGATGCAAATATATAAAGGATCAACTATTTCAGGTGTAATTGATACCATAACTTTAGAAGATAAAATATCTTTTGTAATACTTGCCTTTGTAGTTTCTGTTAATGTTGTTCCTGTTACAGGTTTGATTGATAGAAAAACTTTACCATATATAGGTGGGTCATTATCTTCACCTCCCCATACTTGCATACTATCAACATTACCATATAACTGTGGAAGTATAACTTTAAAATCTTCGGCAGTTACAGCACGATTTTGAGAAGAATAATATTTAGGTGCATTAAATTTAATACTATCTAAACCTTCTCTGATTGCACCACCTTGTGAATTTGAAACAGTTGTTACAGTTGCATTTGTTGTGCCACCTACTGTAGATGACAATGTAAATGTTTTAGCACCGTTTGATGTATCTTCATTTGTTATAAGATATTCTAATACAACAATGTTACCATCTGATAATGCTTTACCTAAAACACCATCACCGAAAGTAATTTCGTATTGACCATCTTCTACTGCATTTAAAAAATATACCTCAGAGGTATCTTTAATATCTAATATGTTTTCTGCTCTTGTAAATGTAGTTACTGTGGCATCTGTAGTTGAATTTTGTACTGATACTTTTAATGTACTAGTATCTGCTCTATCATCTTGAATTAAAAATCTTTGATTAGTATCTGCACTATTTTTTGTGTATTCATATCTGATTGATGTTCCTTCTTTTACATTAACATTTGTAAATGTATAAACTCCTGAAGAAGGTACGATAGTTAAATCGCTTTGTGTTACATATGAAAAACTTGTGCCGTTTACTTGGGTTGAAAAAGTTGTACCTGATGGCATCGTTAGTGTTGCAGGACTTCCTGCAGGACTATTAATTGTTACATTGATTACTGCCGAAGGTGCAGTTGAAGACCTAGGTGTATATCCTAAATGTTTTGCAAGTGAAACTATACTATCTCTTTTTACTGCACTATCAAGAAACATCTCGTTAGCAACCATGTTAGAATATACTGCATTATAGTGTGTGTTGTATGCAAGAACATCTAACAAAGTATTCATAGCAGAACCTTCGAAGTTGTAATCAGCAAACTTAGGTTGTGATTTTAAGTAAAGTTTAAGATTATTTTTAATCTCTGTAAAGTCTAACTCGGTAACTCTAATTCGTTTAGTTGTAGTTGCCATATTATCTTATTCTCTCTAAAAATGTTTCTAATACTTCTTGTTGATTATGATTTACAACATAAAAGTATATTCTTACTCTATATTCATTTCTATCGCCATCATCATCTACTGTAATATTCACAAGTTTACATCTAGGTTCATGATTTTCAATACATTCTCTGATAGTCTTTTCTATCATTCTTCTAGTCAAAGGCGTATTTAATTCAAATAACAAGTCACCTACTGCAGAACCTATATACGATTGAAAAGGTCTTTCATAATGTCTAGTCAGAATAAGACTTTTAATAGATTGCTTGACTGCCTCTACATCGGTTTTTAGACCTACATCATTACTACCATCTAGCAAGGTAAAATTAAAGTCTAAATCTGAAAACTCAGTAGTTCGTCTAGTAATCGTTGCCATATTATTATTTATATCTATTTGTTATACCCATAGATAATTATCCTCCTGCAAATACATTAGGTGAACCTGAGTTTGATTTATTCGCTACAAAACTCGCATGACCCTTTGTTGCATCATCTTTTCTATGTACTTTCTTACCATTTACAAATACAGTTGAACTTCCGTCTTTTGCAGGATCACCACATTTTGTTTCGTCACCAACTCTAACGGTCTTTGCCCCATTTGTAAATACATTAGGTGAACCTTCATCATATGCAGTTTGATGAAATGGATTAGGTGTAGGACTTTCATGACCTACATGTTTATCTAGTCCAACTCTCGTTACTGCTTTTCCCATTAGATTGCTTCACTTCCTACAGGTTTGCAAACATAATTAACTGTTTTCCAGTCGCCGTCTGTTGGTATTTCTTCATGTAATAGTTTCATAGCATTACACTCTTTTTCACTTTCAAACCATTGTATATCTTGATACTTGCAATTTGTATCACTCAAACATGCAGTTAATAATAGTGTCCAAATAATTTCCATTGTTTACTTTCCTTGTCCTCTGTATTTTTTATAACTTCGCTTTTTTGATTTATTCATAGTTGACATGATAGGTTTTCTTCCTATAGAAGTGCCTTTGCTAGTTTTAGTGTACGCAACTTGCACTCCAAATCTTGGTGCTTTTGCCATATTTACTTCCTTCTCTTTCTACCCATATAGTGATCCGAAGGTTCATAGTTCCATACTTTTCCGTGATGTCCTCTTATATCAGCATACCACATTCTTAATTTTACTATCAACACTCTCCACCATAATCTCTTTGACATTGTTATCCTAATTTAAATTAATTACTCCAGCATCTACATCAACTTCGGTAGATGCATCTAAGTCTAATGTTCCTGTTATTTTTGTTGTTTGATTTGCCTTATAAGTTTCACTCACAAGACCTTTTACTACTTCAGTTTTAGTTCCGTCTATCTGTAAACTATAGTCACCTTTGACATGATGATTAAATGCACTATCACAAGTAAGATTAACATTGCCAGTAATATGAACATTTAATCCTCCTTGAATAATTACTTCACCATTTTTACCTAAAACTCTAATATCACCATTAGGGTGAAACTCTAAAAATGTTCCACTCTTATGTTGAATATTAATTCTTTCTGCGTTGGGTGTATCATCTAATTCTATTACATGACCACTTTCTGTTTGATTAACTTTATTAAATGGATATCTTGCCGCATATGGGTTAGACAATGATGCCCAAGTATCACTTACATTTGCAATCGTGTGTAAGTCTTTTGTTTCTAAATCTAATAGTGCCTTCTTTGCTTGATATACTTTAGATGTTGTTAAACCTCTTGCTAATCTAGATGTATCAGGTTCTTCAATTTCTATAGGGTGTGTACCTGATGCATCACAAAATCCTAAATCTGTATTAGGTCTCTCTAATGGGTACCCATAAAAAGAACCCATAACAACTGGGTCTTGACAATCATCACCATCTCTGAAAAAACCTACGACCCATGAACCATTTTGTAATCCTGTCGGTGCTTGACCTATTTGAGAAATAGAACCTGAAGTCAAAGGCATCATAGGTGTTGCCCATGGCAAGTCTCTAGTAGGTAGTTCGTCTTTGTTGTCTGTGTGTAATCCTAAACATCTACATTTTACTCTGCCTAATTTTTCAGGATCATTATTATCTTCTACTACACCTATCCACCAAGTGAATCCTGCAAACCCCATAAAATGTTTATGTTGTTCTTTATTCAACATCGTGATATCCATCCTTTACTATATTCATGTTGCATTTATAAACTGCTTTACCACCACCTTGATTTTGAATTTTATGTATGCAATCTCTAATTAAGTATAAACCTTTACGATGTTTATCGTATGCTTTCGCTAGATTGTTTACTTCTCTAGCAGAAGGAAAATTAAATTCTACAAGTTTACCAGCATTAATCAAAGTATGACCTGGAACTTCAAAGTTACTTACAACTTCTTCAAATAATTGTTTTACTATCTGATTTCTATTTAGGGCAGTTGTATCTGAGTATGTTGCTCTCTCACCAAAGAATCCAGCAGTATCAGAATGATTACGAGAATGTTTAGGTGTAAATAAACCTGCAATATGTTTATTTTCTCCTACATCTTTATATCTTACATATTTTCTATTTTTACCTAATCTAGGAAAGTTATCAAAGTCATCGTGATAATTAAATTCTTTAACTGTATAACTTTTGTGAAATATATCATGAGTAACATTACTATTAGTTATGTTGCCAGAAAGAATATCTTCAGCATATGTATTTTCATCATCAACTAAAAAGTCATCAACATTCTGATAACTTTCATCACCTACAAGATTTGACCTAGGTAAACCATCTGCACCAACTATAGGTATACCTGGTTGTTTGTAATGATAACCTTTAGTGATTTTACCTTGAGGTCTGTTTGCAAGTGTTTCATCATACTTGTCTGTTACGCATACATTTTTTTGTCTATCAAATAATGTGCTAGTATTTAAAAAATAAAAATCATTTAAAGTTTCATAGAAAAAGAAATTAGGTAAGTCAACACCTTTATCTCGTACATAAGCATATCTCATTGCATATTGAATTGCTTTTGCAGGTGACCAGTTAGGGCAAACAAATTTTAAATTACTAAGTGAATTATCAAAGTTTAAACCTTTTTCTGCACTTCTATCCATTTTAGTAAATAGATATTGATAAAAAATATTATCTACTATAGTTGTAGCATCACCATTAAATGCTCTAGATATTCTTGTTGATATGTTTTTAAATCCTGCGTATGAAAGAAGATGTAAAGTAAAGTGTTGTCTTTTTTCAACTATAAGAACACCACTTATTTTAGCGATACGAAATACCAAATCTCTTTCATCTGTAGCATCACCACCAGGTGGTATAAATTTAATTCTAACTATTTCGCCACCTATGATAGGCATCTCTGTCAATAAATTATTTGTATCGGTAACACTTACAGTTGCCGTTATAAATGGATTTAAAATAGTTTCGTGTATTGAAAATGAATTGTAAACATCTGTAATATCATTATATGCATCGGACTCTTTTATACTTTTAAAATCAGTTACAGTATTATGATATATTCTAAAACTTTTAACTATCGCTTGTGAGTTTTGAACATCAGGTTGTTGTGCCATCTATTATCATTCCTTAAACATATTGTGCGTATGCAGGTTGTCTGAAATCATCTCTTCCTGAAATTGCAGTAACAGGTTGTGAGTTGTCTATCATACTAGCATCTGTAACTGTAGTTCTCGCATCAATTACACTTCCTACTTGTGCGTTGTTATTTGTATTTTCTGCTTGTGATGTTTGTAGTCCTGCAGTTCTAGGTATTCCGCCTATTGCCTCTCTCAACATCTTAATATTTTTTACTGCATCTTCGTATTTAATGTTACTACTTGCAAGACCTTCAATTTTACTTCCAAAGAAACCACCATCATCACCCATAATCGCCGCTTCAATAATAGGTACGGATTCTTTTAAATCTTTTGCAAATGCTTTGAAATTCAAATTAGAACCATCAAACTTCATTGCTGAAATAACTGATAATGAAGTTGCTAGTTTTTCTATAGCATCTGAGGCAG